GAAATGTGGATGGACGGTCCAAATGGATACGGCAAGATGAAAATTTTGCCAACACCAATGGGTCAACTTGTCAAAACAATGTTGGAATCTGGTGTGAAACTAGGTGTGTCAAGCCGAGGTTCTGGTAATATATCAGAATACGGTGGGGGCGAAGTTTCAGACTTTGAGATCATCACTGTAGATGTTGTGGCCCAACCTTCGGCGCCGGGTGCTTACCCAACTCCAATTTACGAACACTTGTTGAACACAAGGGGCGGAAATAAAGCAATGGGTCTGGCGAATGAAGTTCGAAATAACAAAAAAGCACAAAAATACCTCCAAGAGGCACTAACCAATATAATAAAGGGGTTGAAGTAATATGTTCGACGCAATATCAAAACTAGTTGAATCTGGCGTTATCGGAGAAGACACTAAAAAGTCTATCGAAGAAGCATGGGATTCAAAAATTAAAGAAAACAGAGAGCAAGTAACTGCTGAACTCAGAGAAGAGTTTGCAAAAAGATACGAGCACGATAAATCAAACATGATCGAAGCAATTGACAAGATGATGTCTGATAAGTTGGGTGAAGAAATCAACAAATTCGTTGAGGACAGAAAAGCACTTGCACAAGAAAAAATCGCCTACAAAGAATCAGTAGGCACTCATTCAGCAAAATTAGAAGAGTTTGTTTTAAGCAAACTTACTAATGAGATGAAAGAGTTACACAGCGACAGAAAATCTGTTGGTGAAAACTTTGCTAAACTTGAAGAGTTCGTTGTAAACGCACTTGCCAAAGAGATCAAAGAGTTCGCAGAAGACAAGAAATCTGTGGTTGAAACCAAAGTAAAATTAGTGAAAGAAGCCAAAGTACAATTGGCTAAATTGAAAGAGGCTTTCATTAAGAGATCTGCTAAAGTTGTAGAAGGTTCTGTTACTAAAAAGTTAGGCGAAGAAATCGCACAACTTAAAGAAGACATCACATCTGCAAGACAGATTTCTTTTGGTAAACAAATTTTCGAAGCGTTTGCTTCAGAGTATCAGGCTTCTTACCTAAATGAGAAGTCAGAGACTGCAAAACTATTAAAAGTAGTTGACGAGCAGACTTTGAAACTAAAAGACGCTGAGAAATCCATCGAAGAGGCAAAAACGGTGATTGAGTCTAAAGAGAGAGAAATTTCTCAACAAAAAGACTTGATGGAACGTAAGGCGACGATGGCTGAGTTGCTCAAACCTTTGAGCAAAGACAAAGCGGAAGTTATGAGTCAGTTGTTAGAGTCAACTCAAACTGACAAATTAAAGTCTGCTTACGACAAGTATCTACCTGCTGTTATGGAAGATGCTCCTGTATCTAAGGCGAAGAAGATTATTTCTGAATCGTCTGGAGACAAAGCAGATCACAGACAGACTAGGGATGATGCTGACTTGAGTAGTATTCGTGTATTAGCGGGTCTACAAAAGATAAACAACTAAACTAAAAAGGGGAATATCAAATGTCAGAGATATTTGAATCAAAATGGGGCGAAACTAAAGCCGCATTAACTGAAGGTTTAGCAGGCAACAAGAAAAAGACAATGGACGTTGTGTTAGAAAACACAAAGAGATATTTGTCTGAACAAGCCACAGCAGGTGCTACATCTGCCGGTAACGTTGCTACGTTAAACAGAGTGATCCTTCCAGTAATCAGACGGGTTATGCCGACTGTTATCGCTAACGAAATCGTTGGTGTACAGCCGATGACCGGTCCTGTTGGACAGATCCACACACTAAGAATAAGATATGCAGACACAGTATCAGCAAACACAACTGCTGGTGAAGAAGCATTATCTCCATTCAAAATTGCGAAAGCATATTCTGGTAACCAGAACAACACAACTCCTAAAGCGGCTTCAACTGCTTCTTTAGAAGGAACTGCTGGTAAAAGATTATCAATCCAGATCTTGAAACAACCGGTTGAAGCGAAATCTAGAAAATTAAGTGCTAGATGGACTTTCGAAGCGGCTCAAGATGCTCAAGCACAGCAAGGTATCGATGTAGAAGCAGA